GGCTTAACCTTCAGGCCATTTCCAGCCAGTTCACGATGGCCGCGATTGAACTGGCCAGGCGGTAAGTCGCACCGGCCGGCACGATCGCGCTAAGATTTATCGTTCCGCCGGTTCCTCCGCCGGTTCCTCCAAGCTGGTTTTGCACCACTTGCAAGGCGCCGACATAAAATATTTGCACCTGGCCAGTACTGCTTACGCTGATCACATTGACACTGACCGCCAATGCCTCTCCGGTGGAGTTCGTATAAGTCGTGTTCAGCGCGCGACTCGCGGTCTGATCGATCCAGCTTCCGGTTAACGGGACCTTCGCCGCGATCAATGCCTCGATCGACCGGAGAACGCCGGTGAACTCCGTGCCCGTCGTGTCCGGCGCCACGCCGGCGGCCGCCAGGATCGACATCAACTCTTCTTGCAACATATTCGCGATCCAATAACGGTATCGCGTCGCCGCGGTGATGCCTGGAACCGCCGGCTGGAAAAAGCCGATTGGCCCGGTCAGCGCCGGCGGCGGCACCAGCGCCGCCGATGCCGTCGGGTCTTGTACGCGTTGCATGCTTTGTTCCGATCAGGAAAAGACGAACAGCACCATCGTTTCGGCTGGCGCGTCGCGCGTGATCCGGCAAACCAACTCGCCGGCGTCATAACTTTCCAGCGGATCGTCCACCGAGGACAGGTCCACGCTAAAATAAAACGTTACGACTTCCGGCGCGTTGACCTGCCAGATGTAAGACCACTGCGGGCCCAGCATCGGCAGGTCCACCGCGTCGTCCACGGTGAACGGCGTGAACTCGGTGATCGTGATCGTGAAACCCAGCGCCGCCGCCAGCGCGATGAAATAGGCCGGTCGCAGCGAACCCCGGGCGCCCCACTTCGCGGCGATCGCGGCCTGGCGCTGCTCCATCGACGGCGACATGACCGTGCACGGGTCCGGCAATCCCAGCGAAAACTCCCACTCGTCCACCAGGTTGACCGTGGTTTCCGGGTTGCCATCGACCAGCACCTGGGCCGCGGCGGCGGTCGATCGTGTGTAGGTCGGTGCCAGCGCCGCCAGTGTCTCCATGAATACCGAAAGCGGATCGGATCGCCAGATCCTGCCGCGCGGCGCCAGCCGCCGGAGCGCCTGCTGAAAATCCGTCGTGCCGAATGCGGGAGGGGTCGCCATCACACGTACGTCACGGCGCCGAGCGTGAACAGGCTGCCCAGAGGCGACGTGATCGGCCACACCCCCGGCGTCACCACGTCGAACGCGGGCAGCCCGCCGATCGCGAAGATCGCCGAACCGACATCGCTCTGCTGGATCGAGGTTGTCGCCAGCGGTGAATCCTTCGCCGTCAGCATCGAGGCGAGCGCCGCCGATACCTGCGCCTGCTGCGCCGCCGATATCCCCGTCAGACCTCCAAGGATGAACGCCTCGGCCTGGGCCGTCGGCGCGACGGCATAGACGATCGCTGTCACCGGCCGCAGCGGAAACAGCGCGTTGGCGACCGCGAGCTGATCGCCGGTCGCCGGTGCCGCGCGTGTTTCCAGCGTCGCCGCGCCGTTGGTCCCTTGCGGAAATCCGCCGTGCGCGGCCTCGGCCACGTCCATCATGAAATACACCGTGACCGCCCCCGGCACGAGCGGGACCGGCGGCACCCAGGCCCGCGTCACCCCAGGCACCTGAAGCGCCCAGGTCACGTAATCCGAATCGTTGCCTCCGTGCGGCGGCGCGGCATAACTTTCCAGCATCCGCGTCCGCAGCGCCGCGTCGAGTTCAAGGTCGGAGCCGCCCGTGATCGGCCCGTAGGCTACCCCAGTCGAGGTAATACCCGGCACCACGCCCGCCAGCGTCATCGGCGCGCCGCTGTCGGTGTTGCCGTTGGACCCGGCGACCAGGGCGATCACGGTCACGGTGGCGAACCCCGCGATCACTTTCGCGTCCGCCACGGTCTGGAATTGCACCAGGTCGCCGCGGTTACACAGCGTTCCGGCGGGAAGATCTGTTGTCGTGATGCCCGGCCAGCTCACCGGCCCGCTCGCGAAGGTCGGCGCGTTCCGCAACACCGGCGTGGGCGCGATGGCGGCCCAGCCTTCCAGGTATTCCGCCAGCGCCGTGAACGGCGTGGACATCAGGGAAATCCAGTCGAGATACCCATAGTGCAGAAAGCCGAGACCGGCCTGCACCCACGCCATGATCCGCAGCGGACTGCGGCGCAGGAACCCGTCCGCGTTCGGCAGATCGGAGGCTGTCACGTCCTGCATCGCGCCGGAACGCAGTTGCGTCAGCGTTGGTCTGGGAAAGGGCAATTCTCAGCGCTCCTGTGCCCAGGCGTAATCGTACCGATAGGTGATGCCGTTGGAGCCGATCGCGATCTCCGCGCCGACGCCGCCCGATCCGGTGAAATAGCCGGTCGCCTCGACGGACGAGGCCACGCCATCGACCAGCATCCAGTTCGTGGAGATCACGATCTGATCCTCCATCCAGTTCAACGTTTCCTGAGTGCGCGGCATGTTGAACACCTGATAGAGCTTCGAGCCGATCCGGTCGTTCGCGATGACCGGCAGCGCGGGATCCTCAAGCGCCGAGTACGTGTCGAACCACACGCCGCGCGGATCGGTGTCGAACACGCGGTCGCCGGGATCGGCCTCGGCATCCGTGAACAACGATATCAGCAGCGCCGTTTCCAGCGGCAGGCCGGTCATCAGGCCGGACCCGCTCATCGCGAAGTCGCCGGTACCGGTCGCGTTGTCGAACACGATCCGGATATCTCCCAGTTGGCTGGCTGGCCCCGGTCCGATTCCGCTCATGCTCATGTCCCCGGTGTCGGCGGTGCCCCGATGCTGGCGTGCTTGTGGGTCTGCAATCCCACCTGATCGCCGCCGCCCTGGCCCGCGATGATCGAACCCGTCGCGCTCAGATTACCGGTCAGGGCGTAATTGCCCGTGTGCGCCGCGTTGCCGGTAATGACGAAGCCGCCCGAGCTCAGACGAAACAGCAGGCCATGCGCGAAGAACCCCACGTCCGACGGCGAGCCGCCGGTGAACCGCGCCCCCTGGACGTTGCTCGCGACGATCACCGCCTTGGAGCGGTCGCCATTCAGAAACGAGACATGCACATCGGCGCCGATCGGCGGCACCGAGAAGAACCCATGATGATAAAGCACCGGAACGTTGTCACCGATCGTCAGCGCGTCGAACCGGGTTTGAATGGTCTGCACCGCGCCGGAGTCGTTCGCGTCCATCAACGTGCGGCCCAGGGTGTGCGGCGTGCCGTTGCGGCGCGTCAGGCGTTCGACCAGCCGCTCCAGCATGGCGACGCGTCGCTCCAGGGCCTCGGTCGATGTTGCCGGCATGGGTTTGCCTCTGGTAAACGCGAGGGATGAGCGACCTCTACGAAGACGACATTCTGCTCTGGTCCGAACGTCAGGCGGAACTGCTGCGCCAGCACGCCGCGACCGCGCGCGCCAACGACGCGATCGACTGGCCGAACATCATCGAGGAAGTCGCGGACGTGGGGATAAGCGAATATCGCGCGGTCGAATCGCTCCTGATCCAGGCGCTGGCGCACATGCTGAAAGCCATGGCGTGGCCATCGTCGCGCGACGTGCCGCACTGGCAGGCGGAGACGCGCGGTTTCCTGCGGCAAGCGCGGCGCCGGTACACGCCTTCCATGCGGCAGCGCATCGACCTGGCCGATCTTTACGCGGACGCCCTCGTGATGTTGCCCGACACCATGGATGGTCAACCGCCGCTGCCGGTCGCCGATGTCTGCCCGGCGACGCTGGACGAACTGCTGAGCGTTTAGGCGTCCCGAATTCCGGGCGAAAAGCGCGCCATGCGCCACGAAGGCAACTCTGCTGCGCCGGCGCGCGGCCGGCGAGTTGGTCAACGAAACCACATACGACCTCGGGCACAATCGACATCAGTGCACCCCGGGCGTCGCCGGTGGATCGGTGGACGGCGGCGCCGGCGACTGCGCCTGTGGCGAACGCCCAAGGATCGCGTCGTAGAGATAGAGGGAACTTGGTTCCGGCAGGAACGCGTTCGGCGGCATCAGCGTCAGATCGGCGTGCGTGCCGGACATGTCCTTGCGGAATGTCACCGTGCCGATAATCCAGTTCGCGTGCGTGATATCGGCGTCCGGCGCCTCCACCGTTGCGCGCCAGTTCGGCGTCCATAATTTGTTGTTCTTGTCGCGCCACGAATCGGCCGTGATTTCGGTCGCCTGCGAGCGGCCCATGCGCCGCGCCATTTCCCAGTTCGCTCGCGCGGTGGCAAGCGCCTCGGCGTCCTGGGTCTGCTCGGCGACAATGATCTTCGGACGATATTCGAGGATTTGCGGGTCGTAGACCGTCTTGATGTTGTTCAGCAGCGGACCGAGGTCGGACAGTTGGGGGATCGTCGTCCAAACCACCGTGTACTCGGAAAACCGCCCATCGACCGATTGCTCGCCCGAGATGCGCTCGATGTTGCCGGGCATCGCGAAGCCGCTGGCGTGTTGGTTCGTGCCAAGCTGATCCAGCACCAGCGCGCCAAACTCATCCTCGTAAACAAGAAACCCAGCGTAGCGAGCCGCGCTCTCGATGATCTGGTAAGGTGTCTCCTGAAGATTGGCGATGAGCCCATTAACGGACCGGCCCAGGCTCAGCGCCGGCGTCGCCATGCGCGCTACGATCCCGAAGGGTTCGCACAGGATGGTCGCCAGATTGAGTGTACTCGGATACGTCCCGGAGCCCGATAATTTGGCGCTGCAATCCACGAGATTGCGCGTGATCCCGCGCCCGCTCAGTACAACCTGGTGGCTCCTGGCGTCCGCGGTGATGTTGCGGCGATCGATCCAACCGGTGATGACGACGTCCGGTCCGATCAGGATATCGCAGGCCTGTCCCGGCTGCGTCAGCGCCAGCGCCGGACCCTGAAAAAATTCGGTCGAAGCCGACACCGACCAACTGTTCGGCATGGTCTCGCACGAACGCGTGATCGAAACCGTCTGCCACCCCCGGAGACGGGTGCTTTTGATTTGGATCGACACTTCGTCCGGGCCCGGCGCGAAGGGGCCTGATACACCGCTCATGTCGCCAGCGCCTGAAAAGAAATCGGGCAGAACGCCGGATGAATCGCGCCCGATTCGGCCGCGATCTCATCGGACCGGCTGGCATCGCGGTAGAGCATCTGCGCGATCGCCAGCGATGGCAGCGCGGTCCGGAAGTTCACCGTCACCACCGCCGGCAGGTTCGCGCCGCGCACCGTCAGGTCCAGGATCACTCCGGCCCGCAGTTGCTTCAGCGCGACATAGCTGGCGTCCTCTCCGGCATCGCCGGCCGCCAGAATCTCGGTATCGAGCGCGGCGGCCAGCGCCACGCGCAGCGCCGCGGCGTCGTCATAGCTGACCGGCTGATAGGCCGACGAGGCCAGCGCGAGGCTCACCAGCGCCGCCCGGCGGCAGGCCGCCGCCATCGCGTCCCGCATCGTCGCCATCGCCGCGCCGAGGCCGATCGGCCCTCCGGCACCGTCCGAGAAAGCGAACCCGGCCAGACCGAGCAGCACGCGCACCTGGTCGGCCGGATCGCTGATCCCCGCCCGCATCGCTTCCACGATGGCCGCCAGGGCGTCCATCATGTCCGTGGCAGCCGAGTAAGACCCCGCCAGCCCGACCGCGCTGGCGCCCGTGCTGGCCACGGCGGCGCGCTGTGTCGCGAGCTGCGCCTGCAGAACCGCGACCGTCGTCCCGTCCGCCAGCGCGACGGAGGCCGAGCCTCCGGCATACCGGCCATAAGTCGTATTGGAGTCAGGGGGCGGCAGGGCGGTCGCCATCCCGACGATCGCCGTCGGATCGCCGCCGCCGATCGCCACCGCCTGGGCGAACGCCGCGACAACCGCGCCGCCCTCGCCCGTCACCGCCGAGCCGTCCAGCACCGCGGGCCCGGCCACGCCGCCCAGGTCGGCGTTCGCCGCCGCCAGCGCGGTGATCGCAAGCGCCGCCACCGCGAGAACCGTGGCGATGATCACGGATGGAAACACCGTCCCGGTGTCCTCCAGGAACACCAGTTCCAGGCTGATCAACCGCCCCGCCTGCCAGTTGATCCCGCTGGCGCCCGAAACGACGGCGACCTTGACGGCTCCGACCGCGGGATGAATCAGCAGCCCGGATCCCGGCAGTTCCAGCACGGTATTGAGCGCCAGTTGCATCGCCGGCGCCAGGTCGCCGATCAGGTGCCCCGTGAACGTGTAAGTCCGCTGCGCCCGGCCCATGTCTTCGGGCCAGCCGCCGTCGCGGAACGGATATTCGTGATTCGCCTGACGCCGGCCGACCCGCACCTGGGCCGCGTCCACCAGAAACGGCACCCCGCGAAACGAGGCCGCCTGCAACGCGCCGAGGAACCCCGACAGGGAGTTCGGAGTCGGCAGGCCGGTGATGCCTTGCAGGCCGCTCATCAGGGGCCTCCCGACATGCTGGTTTCGACCCTTGGCGGAGAGGCCATCACGGCACCGGTGCCGGTCGCGGCCGCCGTCGTGCCGTGCGGCGCGCCCTTGATGTGGATATCGACCTGGACGTGTCCGCTGGCCCCCGGCGCACCAGCCGCGGGAGCCGCATCCGCAATATCGCGCGCGGTTTCTGTCGCGCGTGCGTTTGTCAGACGTTGCGACCAGGTGAGAGCGGATGTATTCTCTTGGCTGCCGCCCGGCAGGCTGGGCCATTCCTGGTTCAACGTTGCCGATGACTGTTCCGGCGTCATGCCCTCGCGCCAGCCCCGATTTCGGGCGTCCAGCACCATCATCCGGTCCTGAAGATCGTTCGTCAGCGGCGTGCCGATCGGCAGGCCCATCTGGCGCAGCAACCCGTCCCGCGTCTTATTCAGGAACTGATACCGGCCATAAGCCGTCGATTCCGTGTTTCGCTTGTCGTAATTCCCGGTCGATTCGCCGCCGGAGAGGGCGTCGCCGAGCGTCCGTTCTTCCAGCGACAGCGAGCGGTCGGCTGTCGTGCCCACCGGCCCCGGCGTGCCGCCGCCCGATCGCGGCCCAGGTCCGCGCACCGCGCTGCCGCTGCCGCGCCAGTTGTGCTCCCTGAACCAATTCCCGAGCGACTCGAAGAATCCCGGGTGATACTCATCCGACGATAGCCCAAGCGACGTCCCGGCTGGCGCGAACGGCACGAGACCGCCCGGCGTCGCCATCGAATGATCGCCCGGCGCCGGCGGCAGTTGGTTCGCCAGCTCCGCCACCGTCGCCACCGCAAGCGGCTCCCAGCCCATCGCCCGCAGCACCCAGAGCGCCGGCTTGGAAAGGATCAATCCGGAAATCGCCAGACCGGCGGCCGACGCTACCTCGCCAATCGATTCCGCGAGCTTCGGATTCTTCTCGATCCAGGTTTGCGTCTCGTCGAGGATCCTCTTCACGGCGGGCTCGTATTTGTCGATCAACCGGCTGCTCACGCCATCGAGCGCCATGCCCAGGCCAGTCCATGACTTGTTGAGTTCCGCGGCGTCCTTCGCCCATTTTCCGCCGATATCGACGTCGCCGGTTTTCCGCGCCTCGGCGATAAATGCCTCCAACCCCTTCCGCCCATCCTTCAGCATCGGCAGCATGTCGGCCGGCAGCCCCAGCTTTTCCAGCGCGTGCAGTTGCACGGTCGGCTGGCCGCGGAACTTCTGAATGTAATCGGCCAACGGGGCGAGCGTATCGACCACCTTCGTCACATGGCCCGCCGTACCGGCGTCGATCCCCATGTGCTCCAGCAGCGTCTTACTCTCACCGCCCAGGCCAGAGGCCACGTCGAGCAAAGTCTTGCTCAGTCCACCGAGGCCCGAGTGCAACGAGTCGACCGACACGTTCGCCAGCTTCGCCGCGCCGTCCAGCTCCGACAGCCGTTCGACCGGCGCGTCCAG